TCAGAGCCATAGCGGGCGCTGACCACCAACTGTCGGATGAGGCGGGGCCGGGATTATCGTTCCTGGCGTAACAATAAAACGTTCCACCGATTCCATCGTTACGAACGTACAACTGCAATTTATGTTAGTACATTGGTGGTAACGCTCTTTGGTGTTCTCACTTAGATAGCGACTGGTGCGCGCATGTGCCGCGTGCTGGCATTTTGGACAATGGAACATTACTACACTCCGAGATTCACACAATGTGAATAAATGATACACAATAATTCACCAAAAGCGAAAGATATTCATAGTTAGTTGATAAGGATGCCCATGAACCTCTTAAAAATAACGCTTCTATGTACTGTCGCAGCCCTTTCAAGCAGAGCCTTTTCACAAAGCATTGATGCACAAATTTTAATGAAAAGTCTTAAACCGTGGCAGCCCGTTGGAATTGAGGTCAAGACGGACTCAGTGAAAATAAAGTTACCAACTGCCACTGTAACCTCGGATGCATATGAAGCACTGATATCATCCGGTGTCTGCACTCCTGTTTGGGTTAAAAGTGCCCCTGAGGGATATCTCAAAAACACCAAAGAGATACATGTCGTTAATAAATTTTCAGCGCAGGGCTATACGTTTGAAACCCCTCTGATTACATGTAAAAAGATGGGTGCGCTGATGGACGATGAAGCAAAGACTTTGATGTATGAAAACACCCACGGCTACGTTTCAAAATGAAGATGACAACAACCCGTTTGGTTACGGGTTGTTTTCCTTTTTAAGCATCCACAGCATCATATTCCACATCAAACAACCTCACCTCAAGCTCTAGGCTCGTCGTAAAGCCGCTTTTACTCAGGTAGTGCATAACTTTAGTGATTGTCCAAGATTGCTCGTCTATGACGCGCTTAAAGCCTTTAACCTGTACCGGCGTCTCTGGATAAAGATCAGCCCGCCCCGTCGCCAGCCTGATAGAAAACTCAGCAACTCCACGTTGCAGTTTGTCCCATTTTGCCTGGGCTGCTCGCATCGCCTGCGCTTTGGTTGAAAAAATTGTCGTCAGGGCGAACACGTTGTCATCCTCGCCGACCATGTATTCACCTTCCCTGGCTTCCGGTGTCTTCACCGCTTTTTTCTTCGTTACCGGTTTGGCTTTTGGGTGCTGTAGCGCACGTAAATGTTGCTCTTTCGGTTTCCGCTTTAACGTCACCTTTTGCTTTTGTGGTTTCGGGTCTTTGGTGTGTAACCATTTTGCCGTGACACCGGTATATGCCCCACGGTCGGCAATCGAAAACTGATGCCTGTCGCCATCGCCGCGGGTGATAGTGACTTGTGGAATAGCCTTTCCACTGGCTGTTAACCCACGCCCGGCTTTCAGAAAAAGCAACTTTCCCGCTTTTACCGAAACCTCACCACCATTTCGTTCGGCGAGACGAGTCAAAAATTTAGCATCCGATTCCTGTGACTGGTCGATATGCGGGATTTTAATTCCCGCCAGTTCAGGTATGACTCTCGATGTCAGTTTGTTACGCGTCGCTATCGCCGCCACAATTTCGCCTAAAGTCTTGTCATGCCATGACTCTTCTCGCCTGGAATTTAACGTTCCCCGAAAATCGGCACTACGGGCACGGATTGTCACGCTATCTGGCGCGCCATGATGCTCAACTTCATCGACAGTGAAAGAGCCCTTGTTAATTAACGCAAACCCTTTCCATCCCAGATAAAGCGTCAGCACGGCACCACGTAACGGCAACTCGACAAGCCCGTCAGCGTCATCGAGCTCAATATCAAGCTGGTCTGCCTCAAATCCGCGGTTATCGGTCATCGTCAGACTCATTAAGCGGTTACTGATATTGCCGGTAATATCTTTGCTGTCGAGCATCAGCATAAAATCGGGCGTCAGGACGCCACCCGCATTCAAACTCAGCATATCCAGCATCAGCTAATCCCCACCAAGCCAGACACTGACGAAGCCATATTTTCCGCCTTGCCAATAAGTGCATTGGCCTGTTCGCCAATATCGCCATACAGCGCCGCGAGTGATTCATCCACGCGGGTGAGCGTCAGCGTGAAATCAATTTTTCTCGCCGTGCCGTCAGCAAAAAACAAGCTCCCTGTCTCGCTGATATTATTGATGACGTACATACCGTAAATAGTGCCGGTGCCATCCAGCAACGGCCAGGCGCGCCCTTCGTCAGCCATTAAACGAATAGCTGTCATCGTCAACTTTCCACCGGTGAGCTCCGGGTATAACACACCGGCCAGGGTAATTCTTTCTTCCCCCGGCCCCAGATACTGGAAAGAATCCCGTTTACCTACGCGTGAGTTTGATGGCCAAAGATATTCGGCATCGCGTTGCATCGTCTGGTGTGGCAACGTCTGGCGCATAAAAACAAACATACCGAGTGCAAGCATCATTTCTCGTTACCTCCTGTCAGTCGTGGTTCATGCTGGCCCGCTGACGAGCACGCTTGTCACGCTCAAACTTTTCGAGCGCATCCTGTAGTTGACGATCGAGCTGCGTGCCGTTCCCGCTACCATCAACGGAAATGTGATACTCGCTTTTGCTCTGGTCGATGTAAGAACGCCCGGCGGGTGCGGTGACTGGTTGGTATGCCTGATAGCCGCTATAAGTACTGGTAGCCGGGATATAAGAGTTACCCTGCGTGGCTGCGTTTGCTTTTGCGGCAGTCTGATCAAGCGTACTGGACTCTTTGTTGATTATGCCGAGCTTCTCAAGTACCCAATCAATACCGCTGCGCAGCTTATTGAATGCTGTAAGCGGTAAAGTAAGAGCGTCAGCCAGGCGCTGACCAAACAACACACCGGCATCTCGGAAACTGTTTAACGTTTCCTGTGATGATTTAACCGGCGCAATCAGATTGTTAAACCAGTCCCACGCGGCTTTAAGTTTTCCGGCTAGCCAGTCAAACATCGGTTTAAGCGGTGCAAATAGTTCTGCTATTGGCGCGAAGGCCGTGCGCAATCCTTCCATCACACCGCCAAAAAACGCGCTGATGGGCTCCCAATATTTACGGATGAGCAATGCCCCGGCCACTATTGCGGCCACGACAGCAACAACCGGCCAGGAGATTGCGCCAATTGCAGTAACGACGCCACCGGCCACCGTAGTAAATACGGTACCGAGTGCCGTCGCAGCGGCAATGATGGCATTTACACCGGTTATCACCGGCCAGGCAATCAGTCCAATAGCCCCAATCATCCCCACGACCCCGATCGCCACAGCGGTAATCACCCCCAGCGTCTGCGCGAGCTCTTTATTTCGCTGGATCCACTTATCAAGTTTGAGCACGTAGCCGGTAGCGGTTTGCACCAATTTACGTAAAGAGGACTCCTGCTGGTCAAAAAGGTCAGTACCTACAGCCTCATATGCCGACTGAAACTCTTTAAAGTCGCCGCCGAGGTTTTCCTGCATAACCTTAACTAGTTCCTCCGTCTTACCGTCAGAGGCTTTAAATGCAGCCGTGAGCTTGTCCAGCTTTCCTGATTGAGCCGCGTTCATCAAAACAGCGGCGGCAGAGCTGGCCTCTTCACCAAATATCGTTTTCATGTATTCAGCGCGCTGACCGGTACCCAGTTTATTTTTATCAAAACTGGCCTGCATTTCCTTCAGGATGGTAAAGATCGGGCGGGTATTCCCTTTACTGTCTGCCGTTTTAATTCCAAGCTCTTTAATCGCCGCGTAGGCTTGCCCGGTCGGTGCCTGGAGTCGACTTAAAATAGCGCGACTACCCGTACCAGCCATTGATCCCGTAATTTTCGCATCATGTAGGGCGCCAACCATTGCAGCGGCTTCCTCAATGCTGACACCGGCATTTTTCGCCACCGGCGCAGCATATGTCAGCGCATCACTAAGCCCGTCAAAATCTGCGGCGGTTTTATTCATTGTCATCGACAGGACATCACCGATGTGAGAGACCTGCTCGTTAGAAAGCTGGAAAGCTGATTTCATCCCCATCAGCAAACCGGCGTTCTCTTCCATTGTTCGACGGTTAGCAAGCGCCATATTAAGTGTGACGGGCGTCGCCGCCTGAATCGCTGCCGCGTCTCCGCCTGCTTTCGCAATGATAATCTGAGCACCGGCCGCATCATCGGCAGAGGCGGCTGTATTGTCACCCAGCAGTCGGGCCTGCTTTCGCAACGCAGTCATTTCTGCGGAGTCTTTCGCCACGCCGAGTACAGCCTGTAACTCGGAGTTTTTCTGCGCAAAATCATAACCCGGTTTCATCAGTGCAACACCGGCCAGCGTGCCTGTCGTCGCCATACCGACACCGGCGGCACCCATTGCTGCCGCATTTCCGGCCAGCTCCTTACCGGCCTGATATCGCTGCTTAACCGCATTGAGCTTTGCCTGTTGCGCGCTGACCCGCGCCAGCGCTTCACGCTGACGATTGAGCTGTGCTGTCGTTTCGCTAATGTTGGTTTTTAACCGGCGTTCATCCGCGGCCAGGGTACGGGTATTTATTCCCGCCTGGCTGAGTTCCTGCCGCTGGCGCTGTACAGCCTGCCGTAAGCTGTTGTGTTTAAGCTGTAGCGCGGCGGCGCTTTTTCGTGCCGCGTCCATCGCCTGCGCCTGCGCGCGGGTAGGCTGCTCCGTATTTTTGAACTGGATCGCCAGCGCGGCGGCTTCCTGTTTAGCTTTCTTCAGCTCCTGACCGGTAACGGCGAGTTGCGCGCTGGCTTTGCGAAATCCGTCAATACGGGATGCCTGACCGTTAAGCTCACGCAATGATTTTTGAGTGTCCCGGATATCACCAGACAGCGTTTTACTCGCTGTCTGGATGGTTTTAAACGGGCGGGTCGCCTGGTCAACAGCCTTGAGTAAAACCTGCAATTTAACGTCGTTACTCATTCGTGTTTCCGCTTCGCTGTAGCGCCTTTTCGCGCCAGGTGGTGAGCTCGGTCAGGCTCATGGGATATAACTCTGATGGCGGCCAGTGAAAAATCACCGCGATATCCGCCATCAGGTCATCGACCGACATGTCTTTCGGGAAATTTAATCCGCCAAATTCGGCGACAAAAAACCGATCACCTTTGTTGCCAGCGCCATCAGGTCGGGTAAATCCATCATGACGACATCCGATTCGGTAAGAGACGGACTGGTCATACGCGGCAGCACTTTAATCAGGGCATCCACTTCAGAGCGCGCAACGTCTGCCAGGCTGACACCGCGCAGGGTTCCGGCGTTAGGCTTCATCAGGGTGATTTTTTCGATGACCTGCTCGCCGCGTTTGATGGGGTTTTCCAGGGTGACGATGTTTTCTTTGCTCATGAGTTTCTCACTATTTACGGATTCGGGGTTAACCGGCCAGACATGCTGGCCGGGGAAAAATTACAGGCCGATATTGCGGCGGTGCTGGTCGAGTCGGTCGACGCCGTTCACCTTCTCAATCATGTTGAGGACGTCGATTTCTACCAGCTCTTTACCGTTCATGGTCAGCTTGTAGTACGTGCAGACCAGCGATAATTTGCTGCTGGTATCCTCGCCCTGTTTGCTCTCGCCGTTATCGACTTCCTTCACCTTGAAACGGGTCTCAACTTCCACCGCCACGGTTTCGCCGTTATCGTCCCGCTGGTAAGAGCCTGCATAGCGCAACAGCGTCCCGGTACCGACGGCACCATAAAGCGACCAGATCGCATCATCAGGGAAGCCGCCGAGGGAAATCTCCATCGCCAGCGCGTCATCGTCGAGGCCGAAATCGACAGGGGCTGAGCCTGACATCCCGCCGCCCCGGTAATTTTCCAGCTTACGGGTCAGCTTAGGCAGGGTGACGGACTCGATAACGCCGAGATAGCTGACGCCATCCAGAAACGTGTTCAGATATTTGAGCTTGCGCGGCATTGCCATTGGTCAGGGCTCCTTAATTGCTGTTAACCGATGACACCAGATTCGCCAGGTATTTATCGGTAATGCGCTGGCGTAGCGTCAGGTTTTCGAGAGGGGGAACCGGCGTATAGTCGTAATCGATATACAGTTTTCCGGCTTTGAGGGTCGCCGCGTCGTTGGCCGATTCATCAAACCAGCAGGTCGCATCGACGATATAGCCCGCCGTTTTCATCTCGCGGAATTTCGCATTGATACCCGCAACGATGTCCTTAATCAGCGTGGCAGTGATCGGCTTGTCTACCGCCCACATGTGACCAGCGGCCATTGTGTCAGCGATAACCTGCGCGGTGCGGGTGTAGTTCTCGAACAAGAACAGCGGGTCATCGGAGCAGCAGCGGTTGCCCCAGAAGCGGAAACCGTCTTTACGAATGAGCGTGGTGACGCCTGCCTCGTTAAGCAGGTCGGCATCGGTGCCGGATTCCTGCAAATCCCAGAAGACCGACGCGCTGATGCCGGTGACGCCATTCACGCCAACGTTTGACAGAGTTTTGTGCCAGCCGGTGTCCTGGTCGATTTTGGCGCGCAGGCCCAGCGCGCGGGCAGTCGCCCAGGCGGTCTCGGTCGCGTTCGCCGTGGTATCCCATGCCAGAAAATCCGGCCAGATAACCATCAGCTCACGCTGGCTGAAATTCTCGCGATAGAGCATCGCCTCGGAAATGTTCTTACAATCCCATGCGCTGATATAGCCAAAGGCGCGCAGCTTCTGGCAAATCGGCGCGAGGGCGGTCGCCACTTCAAGGGAGTCGAGGCCCGGCACGCCAAGGATGCGCGGTTTAACGCCGGTGACGGCCTCCGCCGTGAGCAGCGCTTTCAACCCGGTGTAATTGCCGCTTTCGTCGGTACCGCCGATGATATTAGAGATAGTCTGCGCCTCGGCATCGTCGCCGGTACCTTCGGCAACGCGCACAACGACAATGACCGGTTTCGACTGGTCGGCGATTGCCTGGAGGGATGCGGCCAGGGTGCCTTTTGTACCCGCTTTCGCAATGGCGCTTTGCACGCTGGTAATCAGTACGGGCTTATTGAGTGGGAAGGTGGCGGCATCGGCATCGCTTGCCGTGCAGACCATGCCGATAATCGCCGTTGATACGGTGGAAATGACGCGGGTGCCGTCGTTAATCTCGACAACCTGGACGCCGTGATGAAAATCGCTCATCCGTTTAACTCCGTGGTTAAGGGTGAGCATTATTTTCAATCGTGGTGGAAAGGGTGACGAGTCATCCCCGCTGTAACAGGGACAGTACAACAGGAATGACCGTCACAGGTCAGGCAACACGACTCCAGCACATCAGTAGTGTGTGGGCTTCAACCACGCTGAACGATTTTCCCTCGCCAAGGTCGGCTGTTTTGCCGCTGGTCGAATGTTTGTGCGGCGGGATCGTGACGCTATGCTGATGGTCTTCTGCATAGTCGGTATAGTTCCATCCCGTATATTTCTGGTTATCCGTTCCGTGGGTGGCGTCCTGCCAGGTATCCCCCGGAGCCCCGTCCCCTGCCCTGTGCCGGTGCCTTCCATTTCCGGATGTCGTCAGCTCCTGTTGCTCCTGTTCGCTGGTTTCGCCGGTCACATCGATTTGTACGGCGGGCAGGTTTGCGCGCAGTAATGTAACGGTATCGCTGCCGCCGGTATTCCCTACGTTTGAGCCGTCAGCTTTTGCCACCCGGATTGTTTTATTTTCACCGGTGTAAATCCATTGCGACCACGGCCAGCGCTCATTAGGGTTGAGGTTCTGGTTAAAAAAGCGGGTGGTGCCTGGTGGATTATCTTCCTCCCAGGCATCACGTACCGCTGTTTTAACAGCCTCCGTAATTGCCTGCTGTATGTTGATATCAAGCTCGTTAATGATTTTATCGGCGTAGTCCTTAGCTTCATTCTTTGCTCGATCGACCTCACCCAGAGAGGCAATCACAACCGCCGGATCCGTCATTAACCGCACATCAGCGGTATTGTTAACCGCTATCCACAGATTGACGGCCTGCTGCCTGCCTGAGCCTTCCGCCAGAAGAGGCTTATACGACGGCGGCAAACTGGCTAACGCCAGGCATACCCCGTCATCATCATAAAGCGCGGCCTCTCGCAGCCAGAACCCGCCGACCTGGGGAAACATCACCATCTCAGCACGGATCACGTTTGCACCACTGTCGGCAATGACCAGGCGGTTAAGCGGGGCACGATAAAGCTCATTAACCAGCCCCGTTTGCTCCGCATAGGGTTGATATGGCGTGCCTCCGCCATCTCCCACCCCCATATGGGAGAAGCCGACAGGCTCCCCCGATATCGCCGCCGCTGCCATTTTTGCTTCTCCGGCAGGCGTCAGAATCGCAATATATTTTTTCCCTGCCATAGAATCACCTCTTAAATGCTGATGCCACGGCGGGCGTAGTAGGCCTGGAAGTAATCGTAAATTGACTTTATTTCCGTATCAGATAATGCGCGGTCAAAAATCAATGCTGCGCCGATATCCGATGCCCCCGGAACCTCACTGCTAATACCTCGACCAATCCTGTATTTCAGTTCAGGGTTTACAATGGTTTCAAACGCAGCCGTCGGGATATTCTCCCCGCTCAGCTTGTCGGTCATGCTCGCGACATTAATTTTTTTACCCGTGTCCCGGCCATAGATAAACGCAGGCTCTCCGGCTGTCACATTTAATGTGGCATAACAATTCAGCACTGTATTGGCATTAGTTTCTGTATTTTTATAATGCGAATAAAATGTCAGCCTTGCCGTTCCCTTATCAATAACCAGACTGCGACCAGCGTCACCTGTACCATTATAAGAAGAAATAAAAAATTGTCGCAGTGTGGGATTTACTTTCTTCACAACAGCAATCAGCGTCGTTTCCTTCGCCGTTGGCACTCCCGTATCAATAAAGTTATTAAGATCGAAAGTGGCAAAATGATTGCTTACTACAGGCGAGCCAGACACGACCGCATCCGCGCCACCTGCTGCAAAGTTTTTCGACAGATTCCCGCGCCCGTAAATACCTGCATATAAAAGACCATCTGTGTTAAACGGTGGATTCCATCCATCCGGGTTTGCAATGATATTAGACGGCACGTTAGATTTGATGACCATAACCATGTTATTTACTCTCCGTAAGGAATCGAAAGACAGAATTGCACTGATGCGTTATTTAACGGGTATGGTTTACCTACCAGCTCCGGTATATTTTCGGCCTCATACTGGCCCGTCCCCGCTTCGAAAATGAAATTTTCCAGCGAGTTAAATTTGTCGCTATCAAAAACGTTGCCGTTTCCTTCATGGGTAGTTTTATCGCCATACCACAACTTTGCATTGCCGGTGATATCCCGGCCAGCTGTGATTTTAATAATCGTATCCGCCACAATTTCAACGGCGGCGATAGCTACGGTTCCGGCACTGTCGGTCACACGAAAACCTTTATCGACATACATCGTGGCAACGTTTTTCACGTATGACGGCCTGAACGTCAGCGGCGGTGACGGCACGTGATAAAACACGTAAATCTCACGCCCAATATTGATAATTCTAATCGGCCCCAGCGGCTCCCAGCCTTGCCCCTCGTTTAATACCTGGTGCATCACTTTGGCGAATTGCATATCCATCCAGCGATAGCCATTCGGCCCCAGATGCCCTCCTTTATCCGGGAAGGGATACGCAGGCGTGACAAGGTAAGCGTTATCATGTTCGCGACAAAATTCCCACTGCGCCATCCCGATAGATAAATCAGCATCATCACGGGTATAACCGGCCCCGGTCTGGTACATGAAAATAGCTGGCGGCGCTTTCTGTCCGGCGATGCCGACAGCCATATCGGCTACCATATCGTTATAGAGTTTTTCGAGATTCGCCTTATAAGTCGCTTTGTCGTTAGAGCCATCCCTTTTCTGGTAATTCCACTCCCCCTGAATCCAGATGATTGCCCCGATGGAATAAGACACGCCTTCCTTATCAGCCAGGGCTTTCACCTGCTGAACAGCCTGAAGCGGACGCTGATATAGTTCAGGCGTCGCACCTTTGGAAAGCTGCTCAATACTGCGACCGTTTACGCCGGTGCTGGACAGAACAAATCGACGCGACGGGTCGCGCTCCAGACAATTTCGCTGTAACCAGAGACGACGCAGACCGTTTGCAATAGCTACCCCTCCCTCGCCCTCATTAGGTGAACCTGCCGGCAGGGCTGCAACCTGTTCATTGCTTATCATCGCGTTTCCGGTGCCGTTCTGAACGACAGCACGCAACGGTTTTAATACTGCATCTCCCAAAGGCGCAAACGCCGGGTCTGTTCTGCTGGCTGGTCGGATCGAATCGCCCAGCATCAGGTTATCAAAACCCTTTACAGGGGTTTGACTCAGAGCGGGCCATCCCTCCTGTTGCGTTCCGAGACTCTGGCTGTAAATCAGCAGATGAATCAAACCGGTAACAAGACGCTGCACCGCGGCGTTATAGCGACTGCGAACATTCTGCGAATACGCCTTGTTTTGCGCATCAGCAGCAGTCAGATTAAGGCTTTCAACAGGGGTATCTTTAACCCCGATTAGCTCGCCATCCCTATCCGTCAGCGCTTTGAAAAAACCTTCCTCATCCTCAAGATTCAGCCAACCCATACCACCGGCTTTCGTAGTGAACTCACCATCACCACTCAGCGCATGAGGCGCCGCTTTCCCTGACTGGTCAGCTACGTCAGAATAAAACCCGTCGATATCTTCCAGACGCAACCAGGCGCTGTCCGTGGTTTCAGTATGAAATTTTCCGCCACCATTCAGCGTTCCCGGACGTTGCCCGATACCATCTGGCCCGACAATATTTACGCTAAATCCTTCCGGGTCACGATAAATCAACCCTGGCTCGCCATCCTCATGCGACATCGCCATGTCTTTAACATATAAACCATCAGGCGCGACCATGCAGTTAATGGCCCCGAACGCCCCACTTGCCATCACGCGAAAAAATGAGAACCAGTCATCATCAACAAAATCCAACATCACATCGCCATCATGACGTGACTGGAAAAAGTTATTTTTAATTTCTTGCAGCATTTTATCGCTGGGTAACTTTTTCCCGGTTGGCGTGGCGATGCCATTAATATTTTTATATTCATCCAGCCAGTAATCGGCATCATCAGTACGCACCGTAAAGATAGCATCAGGCTTAATCAGCCCCTTATCAACATCAGCCTGTGCGCCTGCCGCATTGTTGTAAGGTTTTTCGCCAACGGAATAACCTTCCAGCGTCTGCATTAAAAGCAAAGTGCGGTTTGCCAGTTCCTGCGCCTGAATATTAGCCGCACCGCCGCGACCACCCTCGACTTTATCTGCGCGGGTAATTAGAGGAACGTCGCCCCATTTAGGTGTTTCAATAATACTGGTCATATTATTTCCCGGAGTAATGATAATTCCCGTCATAATTAACGGCTGCGTCATAATAAATACTGTCATCCGGCTCATACCCCGGCGGATACACCGTTATAATTTCCCCGTCGACCACTGCCGCGCCTATATGAGCCATGCCGTACACGCTTGCCGATAGTGTGAGTTGTGATATATGTCGACTCACCGGCTTTGCATCGCCGATAATTCGTTCTAACTCTTTAATCATCGTCTCAGTAATGCCGATATCGTTGAGGTCAATCTCAAGGCGGAATGTCCCGGCAGGATCGGCCACCTTCCACCATTCCTGGAGCGTCATGCTGTAGCCCAGCGTTTCAATCACACGCCGAACGGCGGCAACGGTACCTTTGCGTTGGTGGATCCAGAAAGCATC